TTTGGGGAAGTGTAATTTGAGTTTTATTTACGTCTTCTGAAATAGAACTCATCTGACTTATTCTTCGTACAAATTTTTCTTTTGGTCCATATGTTATTGGAACTCTAATTTTTTCATCTACACTAGAGTCTATACCATATTTGTATATTTGGATTTGATTAAACAAGCCGCCAAAACCAATAACCAGTTTTCGAAGAGATTCGTTGTAGAAATGTCTAAACATTAATAGTTACCCTCCGAAAATGGATCAGTGTCACTAAAGTCGAAAATATCATAAGCACTGAAGTAATCATTATCTCCGGCAGTATTTCCTGTTGGATCTAGTGGAATTGTAACATCTCCGCTTACTCCCTTACGATCATCTTCTATATCGTCAATAGATTCTACACCAGTATCAAAATCTTCATTGGAATAGGTGAATACCTCACATTGTAATTGATATGTGTATAATTTACCTAGTTGATAAAATGGGTTTTCATGTTCTACAAAATTAATTTCGAACACAGTTTTACTGAGTGGAAAGTATACTAAGTCTCCTTCTTTTGGTCGTGTTATTTCAGGAATAACACTAGTTATTTCCTGCTCAAACCTTTTTCTGGAAACTCTCAGATTTACTCTATCCTTTATATCAATACCAATTTGACTAATTAAATCACCAGGTCCCTCAAATCCTTGTATGCTTTCGATATACATCTCTATAGGAAATGTATTTTCAAACCTGCTTATTTCATCTTCTCCGAAAATTTCATCTAAGTTAACAAGCGTTCTTGGGATATAAATCATATTTCTACCCATAGAACGAATTGTTTCTATGGTTAAATCTTCTACTAAATTTTGCTCGGAACGAACACTTTGATTGATATACGGATTGGTTGTCATTTGTTTTTTATCCTGTCATAAAGTCAACAGGAAGTTCGTAATTTGTGAGTATTGTTTGTTCTATTTTTTCTATTTCTATCATTGCCTCTTGGAATATTTGATTTCCTCTCAAAACAACACCACCAGGCATTTGAATACCTTCAAATTTAGAGAGATTTTGTCCCCATTGTTTTTTCAATAATGCAGTGAAATATTCCTTTAAATAACGATCGTTATAAATCTCATTATAAACTTCAGGATTTAATTTTGCATATGCTTCTATTACAATATATTGACCGTTTTTTATATCCTGATTCCAATTCATATCAATATAAAGTCTATTTGAAACTTTATTAAATCTAATTGCTTTTTCTGGTTGGAAGAAATCTTCAATCATGTTAATGTATCGTTTTGTTTGATCATAAGATGCAAGACCAAGGGAAGATTGACCACCAAGACCTCTATTAATACCAAAATAGTCACTTAATGCCATTTGATATCTAACATCAAACATGTTGATGTTGGCAAAATCACCAAATTGAAATACTTTTGTTATAGAAACAATATCTGCACCTGTTGGTGCAGATGCGTCATTGGTTATACCATTGACAGGACCAAACGAATTAGTATTGATATACTGATTCGTTATATCTTCTTGTGTTATTTGATACCTAAAAAATGCTTTGTCAACACCATCAAAATGTCGCTCTTGAAAATATTCTAGAGCATCCTCTAAACGATCTTCTGCCTGTTGATAATCTACATTTATTTCTACTACAGGATAACCTAGCCTTCTGAAGGCATAGTCAATAAGATCTTGCTTTGAGGTAATAGTGGTTGATGCCATGTTACACTCCTTCGAAGTATGTATAACATGGCATCATTCCTATTCTTCTTTTTGCTTCTCGTTTGACTTATCCAGCATTTTTTGTATTTCTGGAGGAGTTTCTGGTGTTGTTACAGAAACTTTCTGTAGTTCATCGTATGAAATGTTTTCGATGAAATATCTACGAGTAACGGGTTCTTCTGCCTCGTCTGGAGTGCTCGGTTGATAGTTCGTGAATCCAGGCATTTGAAGAGGACAATTAAGTCTTGGATAATCTAATTTAGAATATTCGTCACCATCAGCAACCAGCCATGTTCCCTTTCTGTCACCACATCCACACCCTCCACAGTAGTACTTGCCTTCTGTTGTACTTTCTCGTAGATATTCACACGGTGGTAATTCACCCCCGGTGTTTTCATTACCAAAGCAACTCAAAACTCTCAGTTGCTTTTCTGGCTTTGGGACTTTATTGTTTTTAAGTCCGCGAGATGCCATTGAGATAGCAAAACTTTTCATCATGCTCAAAGCACCAGGCTTTCCAGCCTGCTTCTCTATATTCTCTTTATTCTGCACAGGTTTTTCCTTTTTATTTTTACACCCACAATCTTTCTTTTCTTCACTCATAATAAAAACTCCTAATTATTTCTTAGGTTTTGGAGGCTGTGGTTTTTGAGGCATTCTAGGTTGTTTTGGTGGCTGCTTTGGTGTTTTGTTGCATCCGCATCCCATTTGATATCTCCTCTGATTTATATATTACCAGATTATATCAGGGTATTCACTCATATTTAGTAAAAATTCTTGGGAGGATAAACAATTGCCATCTTCTGAGCATTTTCCATATGGGCAACAAATTTCACCATCTCTACAGTCTGTATTAGAAATACAAAATCCATCGTAGTATATTGATGCTATTCTGGCAGTTCCCCCCCAAGGTCCAAAATCTTCTTGGTTTGTACAATCTAAATCACATTGATCTTTGTCATAAAATACTCTGGATGAAGCCTGAGCATTTGGATGTGTTGCTGGACATTTTACACTCATGCATCTTTTGAAATTTGTTCGGCTTTCAATTTCTCCGGCAGCAGAGCCATCGTTCCAGTTGTGCTCGGTGCATGGTTTAGTGAATCCACACACAGGTCTTGAATCTGCCGGATCGCCTGGACTTGGACATGCACATATCATATACGGAGTATTGTTTGTTGGATCAAAACCGCAATCATCCAATGCACACTTACATCCTCTTATGCACATATTTTGATTTCCGGGGTCGCAGGGGTTACTTCCCCACGAAGGCTTAGTTCTGCAAATTTGTGGATCTGTACCACTTGGAGTAGCCTCTCCATGCTCACATATATTGTCTTGATATTCACACGGACATGGTTGCTGTCCATTAGGAGGAACACAATTTTTATAAACATAATCACCAGATCCATTTTCACCTATAAACGGGAAATGCATATTTCCAGTGAATGGACACTCTATACACGTTAATATCTCTTGAATCAATCTCCTTGGTGTTTTAATAACTTTTTTTGTTTTATTGTTATTGCAAAGAGCACAATCTGAATTATGTTCTAAATTTTGACCCTCGAATTGTTCGCATAACCTGCATAAACATAAGTCATCAAAATTACCATTAGTCACAGAATCATGTAAACTTTGATTCATCGTAGGAATACACGCCCTAGCCTGTGCTATGAAATCCGGCGGCGTGAACTCGCGAATCGCGGGCGCCACATAACAACAGTTCCACCCATTGTCGAAACAAGAATATTCAAGATCATCGCATTGATATGCATTTTGAACATATGATTCCAACGATCTAAACAATTCAATAAAATCATCAAAATATATGTCGATCATAGATGCAATACTTTTTATTACTTTTTGACACATATCTTTCATCATAGGGTCACCGATAGCACCAGAAGAGCAGTCCATACCAAAATGATCATTTGCGCAAAGTTGATTTGCTAAAGGTCTATCCCATTCTTCCGGCCCGTTAAATGGAGTAATTTGAGATGGATCGTGAGTATCAACTCTTGATATATTTCGGCATTCTATAAATTCGGTATCTCCTGCTGTTTGCCATATATCTGGATAATTAGGTAAAGGAAGATTTTGACTTCCTGCACATGAACAACCTATTCCTTGCTTGCCAGCGTCACATGAACCCGGATCATTTGTTGCTGCACAATTTTGTGTTGGTCCGTTAGAGCATATCTCTACGCTCGAAAATGATCCGGCAGTTTTATTATCTTGATAGGTATAAGAAACATTATTCGTACCTGCATTACAATATGCTCTTTCTTTACCGGCGTCTCTAATAGTTTGATAAAATGCTTCATTCATCAACGTGCAGTGTTGACAATATTTACACACATTATTGTTTACAATTTCTTCTGTTATATTATCTACCCATTCTGGTCGATTATTTGGGTTATCGAGTTTATCATATCTCAATTCAGAACAGAACAAATCCATGTTTTCAATAATATTAGTGGCATCTCCATTAAAATCTCTGAATGCACCATTAATAGGACAATTTGGATCGGTTGGAATGTAGTCTATCCCAGCACATTTACATCCTCTTTTTGAGCACATTCCCGTAAGTTGAGATATGGCGAACTGTCTAAGGTTTTCATATGTTGGATTGCCTGGTGCAAGATCACCGAATGTCTGTGTATCATCACCAAGACAGGTTCCGAAATTAATTATCAATCCTTCTAAAGTTCCTTCGCCTATATCATCCCACCAGTGTTCTGGAGTATTGCCGTTAGAATTACAACATTGGCAATAATTTTCTAATGTGTCTTGATTTATAAGTTTTTTGATGAAATTAAATATAACTCCAATGTTGACGGAATCTGCACCAAACGCTGGTAATTGTTCGGGGAATGGTGAACATTGAAGACTTCGGTTGTCGCCTGGTTGGCCG